AGTGAATGGAAAAAAGTAAAACCCGACAACAAAGATTTAAACGATATTAGTGATGCTATTGTAGAGATTGCATTGCTTGTAAATAAACTTAATATTGAAAAAGGTAATTATCATATTGCTATGAGTCAAATGTTAGGAGACAAACTAAGAGCAATAGATAGAGCAGCAGCATCTGAACGTAGAGAAAAACTATTAGAAAAACAATTGAATAAATATAAAAAGAAAGAAGAGTTAGGGTTATGAGTGATTCAGTAAAAAAGTACATTGAAAAAATGGAAAGGGATAATAACTTATACGATGAATTTATAAATAGTCAATGGGCTATGAATGCTACAAGACCAATAGAGAAAATATCACAAGATTTAATAGTACAAGAAGTAAAAGACCTATACGATACACGTAGTGAAGTAGGAATTAATAAATATAATACTACACTAGAAGACTCATTAGATGGCTTAGAAACGTTCTTAGAACATTTACAGGAAGAACTAATGGATGCAACTTTATATATACAGAAACTAAAACAAATAATATATGAAAGAAAGTAAGCTAATATGGATGCAAAAAGAAATCCAACAAATGCAAAAAGTATTAATGGTAATGATACAAAGAATAGAAAAGATAGAAGAAATATTATTTAAAGAAGAAGATTAACTAAAAACAAACAAATGATACAATTATTAAACGGAGAGACTTGGGGTAAAGAAGAAATACTAACTCAAATGCACGATGACAATTTTTATTATGGTCATCTAGGTAAACACGCTTTAAGTAGCAGTAGTCTAAAAATGATACTTAAAAGCCCAAAGACATACAGAAACGTTACTAAGTACGGAGACCCTAACTCGGATAGTCCTGCACTTGCAGCTGGTAAGTTAGTGCATTGGATGGTGCTAGAACCTCATAAATTAAATGACCTACATTTTATAGAAGCATCTACAAAGGGAACAAAGATATACAAGGAAGCAAAAATAAAGCACGGAGAAGTATTTTTAAACAAAGAAAGAAAAGCAGCCGAAAGAATTGCGGATGCAGTATTAAGAAACGAAGGGGCAATACAATTACTAAACAAGTCAGGGTTTGAAGTACCTGCTATTGATATGTTAGAGGGGCTACCCTTTAGAGGTAAGGCAGATATTATACAAGGCGATACAATTATAGACCTTAAAACAACTGCGGAACTATCTTCATTTCGTTATAGTGCTGACAAGTATGGTTACGACTTACAATGTTATATGTACCTAAGATTGTTTAACAAGAAAGACTTTAAGTTTTTAGTGATAGACAAAGCAAGTACAGACATAGGCATTTATGGTGTGAGTGAAGAGTTTATAGAACGTGGAAAGGAGAAGTTTTTTAGAGCAGTTGAGAATTATAAGTATTTTTTTGAAGAACCTAACGACCTAGACCAATACGTGTTACGAGGTATTTTATAAAATAATTAAATAAAGTTTGTTGATAATTAAAAAAGTTTTTGTAGATTTACATTATTATTAACAAAAACAAATAATTATGGATTACACAGATTTTATTTACTCACAGTACACAATGGAAGAACTACTTCACATTGTAGCAAGAAACAAACATCACGGGGAATACTTAGACTCCGATGCAAAACGTTGTAGATTAGAAATAATTAAAAGACAACACGAACAGCAAGAAATAACAAACCTTTAATAACAATTAACAAACAAATATTATGAAAACAATTAAAAGAACAATTTACAGTAAAAAAGATTTTTCAACAGTGATTACCCCATCTTGGCAAAGGTGGAGGAACAAAAAAAACGTTAAAGATTTAGCCGAAGCTGTGTCGGAAAACGGACAAATGAGAGATGTTTTAATTTGTGTGACAACTGATGGAACAAGATGGCTGACCGATGGAGCTCACCTTGTTGATGCTATGACAAACCGTCTTAAATCAAGAGAGATAAGAGTACTTGAGAAGTTTGTAAAAGACGAAGAAGAAGCAAGAAAAACATTTATATCTTTTAATACAAGAGGTAAGACACTAAACACTATTGATTATGTGGTTAGTTATGCAGGAAGCGGAAACAAAACATATCAACGTTTCTTAAAAGAAGTTATGCAAAGTCCTAAAAACGAAAAAGAAGCAAACAATGTTCACGGAAAACTTTTCACAGTACCGTCATTAATTAACCTTTTTTTAGGAGATAACAAAAGGGTAAGACAAGGTGTAGCAAAGTTGCCAAGCGATTATGAAAAGATGTTGGAAGTGGTGGAATACGTTGCACAAAACTATTTATTTAATGGCAAGTTGTTAGTACATACTAAAAAGAACGGTAGCAGGATGCGACTAAACGGAACGTCAACCGCTTCCTTTTTAAGAATACTTAGCAATAGACGTGGTTTAAGTAACTTTACAAACAAGGAGGTTTTAGATATGATGATTGATTTCACAATATATCATTATAATTCAAACACAAGTTGCACATATACACGAGACGCTGTTGAAATGTCATTTAAAGAATACTTAAATATACGATGAAGAAATACCTTTATTCCGAACAAAGCAGCTTATGGGGAGACCCCGAGCTGCTGGGCTTTGGTAGTGATGATTTCTATATAAAAGAGATAGATAGGAAGTTAGCTAACGATATAATAAAGAAAAACCATTATAGCGGTAAATTTTACAATGCAACGTATATTCATTTAGGTGTTTTCGTTGATTGGGATTTAAAGGGTGTTTTGCAATATGGTTATGCAATGAACCCTGCTTCTTGTGGAAGCGTTGTTGAGGGTACACAAAAGAATGAGTACCTTGAATTGAATAGAATGTGGATTGCAGACAACGTTGGTAAATACCCAGAAAGCAGAGCAATTAGTTATTCAATAAAATACATAAGAAGAAGATACCCAAGTATAAAATGGATACAATCATTTGCCGATGAAAGATGTGGTGGTTTTGGAATAGTGTACCAAGCCTGTAGCTTTAATTATTACGGTGAGCATAAAAGCGATTTTTGGGAGTTAGACGGAGTTGTTTATCACAATATACAGATGACTGTTTCAAAAGATAGTAAAAGATATGCTGGTGAGGCAAAGCGATTACAAGAAAACAAAGAACGTGCAAAGAAAATGAGTTTAAGGCAATTTAGATATATAAAATTTTTAGACCAAAGAGAAAAAAAGAAATGCTTATTAAAAGAACAGCCTTATCCTAAACACTATAAATAAAACAACAATTAATAATATTTTAAATGAAACAATACACAGAACTACTAATAAACAAACCAAAACTATTAAAAGACATTATAGGTCAAACACTATCTATTGACATAGGTCTAAAAACAAGACAACAACCAGTAGTAGAAGCTAGGTTTATATACTTCTACATACTAAGAGAAAAGGAAGGTATGACTTTACAAACTATAGGTGACACTTTAGACTTAAACCACGCAACCGTATTACACGGATTCAAGAAGGCTGCTTTTTGGATAGAACAAGATTACGACTTTGCACAAAAATACATTACTTGTTTAAGCAACTACTATAAAGAAGTATATGATATGTCAAAAGACGAAGAGATAATAGAACTAAAGAGAAAGCTAAACGCTAAAAGAACGGTTGAGGTTGAACAAGTTTACGAACCACCTAAAAGACCAATGAAAAGAATAAACGAAGTCTATAACAAGTTACACATACTAATAGACAAAACACCTGAAGAAAAAGCAGAAGATTTATTAACCAGAGTTCAAGCAATATATAATATGATGCAAATGGACTTAAAAAGAAAAAGAGTATGATGGGAAGTTATTTATTATTGTTCTTCTTAGGATGGACAATTACGTTAGCAAGTATATGGGTTTATTTTGAAGACTACTATAAGAATAAAAAAGATAATGATAAAGGTGGTATTTAACAAAAGCAGAAAAAAGTTATTGTTTAATTAATTAATCTATTTTAATTATGGACGGTAGAAAAAATAACGGTGGGCATTCTACAAAAGGTTTTGCAGGTCGTAAACCTAAAAGCGAGGAGATAAAACTCGTTGAAAGGTTATCGCCATTAGAAGATGATGCATTAGCAGCTTTGTCAGAGGGTGTAAAGTCTGGTGATATTAAATGGGTTCAGTTATATTTAAGTTACTACTTAGGTAAACCAAAAGAAACTAAAGACATCACGATTAACGAAGATGTTCCGTTGTTTATAGATTAGCGATAACTAGAACGTTAGTCTGTATAATCTATGCAGGTTAAAAAAACAAAAGCACTTACTAAACTAAGAAGCCTAAACAGTCGTACTAAGATTGTAAGGGGTGGAACTAGTGCAGGTAAAACTATTTGCATACTTCTTATCTTGATTGACTATGCAATAAAAAACAAGGGTAAGGAAATAAGCGTAGTAAGTGAAAGTGTACCGCATCTACGCAGAGGTGCGTATAAAGACTTCTTAGGCATTTTAAAGGCAATGAATAGGTATAAGGATGTGCAACTAAATAA